TGAAGAACTTCAGTTGCACGACCAACAACATCCCAACGTGCATCTCTAGCATACTTCAAAAGGAAGTCGATAGAAGCACCAATGTCATAGGTTGGAACCATGACGTAATCGCCTTCAACAGTTCTTTCGGGAATACGACCATGGTTAGGAATGGTGTAAGCAACAAACTCAGACTCAGTGCCGGGAGCGAGGAAATCCAAAGGAAATTCGCTAGTAGCACCGGGAGCAAGTTGGATAGCTTCAAAGATACCACCAAGGATATCACCATCCATAACGCCCTTTCTCAAAGGCAACTCAAGAGCTTTGGCAATTTCAGCCATAGCGGTCAAAGATTCGTTAGAATCAAAAGAACCAGCCTTAGCAAGCAACTGATTCATTTCATCTGTATATTCAAAATATTTACTCATAAAATAACTCCCTATAAATTATTATTTAGACAATATTGATTTCAACTTTTGCATAACCATCGCTATCAACTAAAGATAGAAATCTACCTACAGGATCGCCAAGGGTTGTGCCTACACCACCAATACCAGTACCACCAAGATATTCGCTTTCAGTTTGTAGTCTACCATCCAAACCAAAAAAGGCTTTTTCACCAATAACTGGTGTGCCAGAAACTTGATCGGTTACAACTGTACCACGACGAAGCAAAAGAACTTTACCACCCTGTTGAACTTCATCTTGATGATAGTTAATGTGTTGACGAGTTAAGTCAATATTAACAACATCATTCAAAAGTAAACCAGCAGGCTCATCATCATACGCAGATGGTGCAGCAACGGTAGCAGCAGAATCGTCCATAGCTGCACCAGAACCACCGGCTGAATGCACAACCAAAATACCTCTCTCAGCAGTTGCATTCATGAAAAAGCTGAGATCTGTTAAATGTTCTACTCTATCAGGTCTAAGTGCCATATTAAATTCTCCTAAGAAAAGGACTAAACTATTTCTTTAAAACTTTTTGATTAACCCAATCATTAAGATTGGAACGTAATGAAGCGACTGCTTCTTCTTCAACATCTTCAGATGCAACAGAAAGATTAGCCTCTTCTTGAACTTCAGCAGTATCGAGAACTTCTTCAGATGCTTCAGTAACTTCAGCTTCTACTTCTTCAGTAGATGCTTCAGTTTCTGCAACTTCTTCAGTCTCTTCAACAGAAGCTTCAACTTCAGTAGCTTCTTCAGTCTCTTCTGCTTTAACCTTGCCACCCTTCATGTACTTCTTCATTGCTGAAACAAATACATCAAACTGGTCATCAGAAAGATTAGCGAATTCTTCAACCTGAGCAGATGCTTCGGCCTCTTCAAGACCAGCTTCAACTAAAGATGCCATTCTCTTTTCTTTCTTCTCTTTGTCTTTCATTTCGCCCATCATTGCTTCAGCCTGATTGAGCTTTTCAGTCAATTCAGCAATGGTAGCTTCTAAAGAAGTAACCTTCTCTTCTGCTGCTTCAGCAACAGTAACAAAAGACTGCTTCTCTGTCTCAACATTCTCCAAGCTTGCTTTAAGCTCTTCGATTTGAGTCTCATATTCTTTAACAGAAGCTTCTGACAACTTTTCAGTCAACTCTTTAACTTCTGCTTTAGAAGACTCAAGAGCAGCTTTCAAGTCAGCAACTTCTTTTTCTAAATAATCTGACATTTCACTCTCCTGTTTAGGTTCAGAGATAGGATTTTCAACAACAATATTTGATACACCTTTTTTGTTGAAACATAAACCATCTATACAAGACGCTTTACTAAATGGAAAATCTCTATCCGAATTAAAAATAATACTGTCAGGGTTCGCAGGATTAGCGACAAACCCCTTTCCACTAAACGTAATGTTTCTTAACAATCTGCCAACCTTATGGTCTTGATATACACCACCGCCCCCATAAGCTCGCAAATGTTGGGTCAAAAAGGCAGTATTCTCACCCCTAGCGATTACATGGTATTCACCATCAGGTGATTCAACTGCATAATCAAATCCCTTGAAGATACACTCCATCGAAACACATTTCTGACCAGCCTGAATCTCTTTTATTAATTGTTCAGCCCTAGCCTTGTATTCAGGATCTTGCCACTGTCTATAAATAACAGAAGCTACTAATATATGATATACGTCTGGCAAATCTTTATTTTCGATTTGACCATCTAATAAGTCAAAGTTTTTATCAACAGGCCAATTTCCAATGATATTACCAACAATAACTTTTTCATCGTGCTCCAAGTTAGTTGGCTTATACATTGGAGTTTCTCTAGATGCCCATACTTCTTCTGGACTAAAAACATCATCGTTCTTGTTCCATGAAGTACTTACAAGAATAGAATAAACCTTAAAAACATCATCGTCTTCAGCAGAGGCTTTTGCTACAATATCTTTTATATCAGTACTAAATGTGTTACTGGAAGCAACATCATTATCTAACATAGTAGGCATAGTATAAGCAATAGAAGCATTTGCTCTAATCTGTTGTTCTAAACCTGCCTCTAGTTCTGCTTTGTAAATCTTCATAGTTACCTCATAAGTTATAGGTGTCTTACCTATTCTAATCTACACCAATTTATTTTGAAACATAAAAATCTGCATAATACGAAGCCCTTATGTTTCTAATCTCGTCGATACTCAATTTTCTATCTAAGGAGGAACCAGTATCATCAATCCATTCTTTACAAGCTCTACTATGAGTTTGAGTAAAGGCTTGACTCATAGCCTGACCCATATTTTCCAATGTTAAATCCGCAAACGGTTCCAAATTCATCAATATGTTGAACTTGACTTCTTCTGCCTGTTCAAACTCTTCAGCAGTAAGACTTCTCATATTACCTTTAGTATATTGTTCTAAAATACCGGGATTGATAAACTCAGCAATCTTAAACTGAGCATCCCTTGCCCAAGTTTGAATAGATGCTTTGAGTGCTGGTTTAAATGTTTTTTCTTGTCTAGGTTGTGTATCATTAGAGTTTTTGGGCCTTCCCGGTTGTCCAATATCTGCTGCTTCTTGTGGTCTACCTTGTATACCGCCCTGCTTTGCTTTTTGCTTTGCCTCTTTTGACCTCATACTTAAAACAGAATCTTCACCCTTTTTCTTCTCATCTAACTCAAGACCAACCTCACTTGGAGAAGTCAGACCAGTTTGTAAGGTAATCTTTTTCATTTGGAAATCTTGATCGGCTTGATGGAAAGGACTTACCTTTTCGTCTTTTCTATTATTCTCATTAGTAGTTCTTCTGATTTCCATGTCGGGATTTGCCTTCATGTATCTTTGTAGATACTCGTCACTTAGAATGTTTCTATCTGCCATGCTTAATAAGATATTCATAACGGAAGCTGGATCTTCCAAGTTCATGTAGTCAAACTCAACAATAGCTGGGTATCTGAAACCCATTGCTTTCTGAACGATCTTGATCTGCTCTTCCCAGAAGTTAATAACAATGCTTCTAACATAGTTTAATCTCTCTGTAAGAGTTTTTAAAGAAATAAAGTTATTGGTAGTTCCACTTGCACCAAATGTTCCTGTCAATGTTGGAGGAATACCAAGTGCTGCATAAATAGCCATAAGGGTTGGACGGTACTTTTCTTCTCCCAAGAAGGATTGAACATCTGTGCTTGTTTCAATCAATTCAATATCTGGACCCCAGATAATATCCTTTGTGCCACCTTGAACATTTGCCCCAAGAATACTTTCCAATGCACTAGAAGCTGCTTGCGTAGGAGCAAGTTTATGATCCAAACTACCAAGTTTCCATACCCTAATTTTTGAGATAGCACCATCCAACGCTGCTTGGTCAGCAAGTTTTAACTTCTCATATAACATCAAATCTCTAAAACAGGCATAAGTCATAGGATCTGCCCATGCTTGCCAATCATCTTTTTTATAGTAATAAACAAAAGTCTTATCTGGATCTAAAGGAATAGCTTTATTGTCACTAATAGCTCTTTTTAATTCTTTAGGAATCTCAGCAAGAATCTTTTGCATTTCAATATTTGGATTATTAGTCATTTTACTCATGTGCATACCATAAGTAGGAGGCACCTTAATAGCATATCTTGTTTTATCTGTTAAAGACGCTAAGGGTCCACCAATGACTTCAACTAATAATGGGTCAAGGAAGTTATACTTCCAAGGGATTTCGTTTTTAGCGTACTGTATGTCCCCTCCTATGGGTTGCATATCGGGGGACGCTACAGCACGTTGCATCTCCAACCGCTTTTTAGCATTAATCTTAGCAGTTTTTGATTTTATTACGACATTTGCTTCTCTGAACAATAAGTTACACAACCTCTCAGAAACAGCCTGTCCATCTATCCTATTAAACCAGTCTTTATAAAAATTCTCTACCCTTTTGTTTCTATGAGCTAATCTAACACCCTGACAAGCAAAATCACCCATTAAGTCAATAGAGTTGCGAATCAACCCAATCCTTCTATAAGAATGTCTAGCATAACCGATAATCTCTTTAGGATTAGTCGGAACACGCGAGTCTGGACGAAACCAATCAAAGTCTGACTGTCGTAAACCGGGACGACCGCTTAAATCAGTTGTAAGATCAGAAAAATCTCTGCGATAAGAGGACCATGATGCCTTAGATATCGACTGATTAGAGATAGCTTCACCATATTCAGCAAAAGCTTGTTCCATATCTTTTTTAGAAGCCCAACTACGATATGCTGGATCGGACATTAAGTTACTCCTTTAGAAGAATAATAGGTATTGCAATACTATTTACTATATACACCAATACCCATTTATTGTCCGTTATTTTTCTTCACCATAAAACAAGTGCCGGGAGTATAAGATTGTGCCCATTCTGGACCAACATACATTCTTCCATCAGTCTGTTCGTTCTTTCCACCCTGTCCAATAATCCTACCAATATTTACATAAGTAGGAGCAGGGATGGCTCTTTGCATAGAACGTGCAATCATATTAGCAATAACCAGAGCAGAATAACGGTCTTTTCTCATTCTACCCTTTTTACCTGTATCTAACTTGATTTCTGGAGTATCAAACCTCTCTCTTCCGTTAGCTGTAACACTCACAACCACTGTAGTAAGTTCGCTTTTAAGCTCTTCAATATCCATAACACAGTCTTCAAGAGTATCATACAGCTTCAATGCAGCAGAATCTCCATAAGTTTCTTTCAAGCTCTTGAATTGCATTTTATCTTTTTCAGTCATAAGAGAGAGTGTCACAGTGTCAAATCTAGGAAATAATAATACCTTATCTTCAATATCCTTACGAAGACCATGATTTGCTTTACTAGTCCACTCAGCACTTGCAAAGTTAATATATTCTAAAATGTGATCCCCAGCAATATCATCGGTGGGTTTTTTCTTATTATCCTCGATTATGGGTAGGATTTTTCTCTCTCCGGGTTGTAGTTTGTCTTCATCTGCCAAGCCTTCAGCAATCGCAAAACCACCACCTTGCGAGTCAATACCAATTCTAGAGCATGGAAAAACTCTCATAAGTTCTCTAACTTTCCTAACGCAAAAACTATAATAGTCGCTTACATCAGTAAGTCCCATTCTCATACGAGCCTGAAAGTCTTTCTTGTTTGTAGTCCACGAATAGACGAGTCTGTGATGTTCTGGATGGAGTTCTATGATGATTAGAGCGAAGTTATCCTGTTCACTAGCAGGATCAATCCCGTAGACATACTGCCTATCCATTTGACCTCTCGTAGTAACATCAAAAACAGAAGGACAATATGAAGGCCACTCAGGTTTCTCTACATTTCTATTATGTGCAGTCGCTGCTTCAATCAAACTTCTTCTAAAGAAACCTTGAGAATCAGTTGTGAAACACGCACCGTATTCCATTTGATAGATACCATTGTGCATAGTTGCTCTGGCTCTTGTAACCTGTTGATCATCCATAAAGCC